TTGGTTCTTCTGTGTTGGCACTCATTTGCATTTTCAATCGCATGATACTAGCAACTGTGGGCTCAAATTCAATATGCCAAGTCACTGGTTTCATCTTTGCGGTCTTTAACTTCTCGCTTACAACACCTGATGTCATAAATCGATAGTTGTTTTTAAAGTCGCCTGTTTTGTTCACAAAGTCAATGCCATCCGGCTCTGTGGGTGTTTTGCGTGTGATAGTAAGTTTGGCATCCTCTTTATACTCTTGCAAGTTAAGCAAGGTTTTGAGTTTGCTCAAGTTGGGCATACCAAATGTACCAACAAAGTCTGGCACGGGATTTTTATATTCGCCTTTGACGATCACGCTCAAATCTTCTGCCAAGCCCTCAATTTGCGTAGTGTTCTCATCGCCTACAATCTTGATCAGGTCAATGCAACCAAGATCATATGTGTGTTGTACCAAGTCTAATAGACAGTCTCTCATAAGTTTCTCCTAAGTGTTTAAGTATACAGGGTTTATTTAGATCGCGCAACTATTTTGGCTAAAGTTTGTCCGCCTCTCAGCGAACTAATTTGGCCAGGACGTTGCAGTTCCAACCATGATAAATCACCAAGACCTGTGTGTTGATATAAGATATCAAACCCTGCTGATTCGGCTGCCTGACAGATTGCTCGTCCAGGTGTGTAGCACATGAATTTTTGTTCAACTAATTGTACGCTGTGCGCACGATCACAATCGTTGATGGTCATGATAACCACGCCACCAGGACGTAGTTTTTGATACAGCTCCGTAAGGTAGCGTGTAATTAGTTCAATAGGACGGAAGTTAAAATAGTTATAGGCAAAGATCAATCCAAACTGGTTATTAGGCAACGCGGCCAGTATGTGTTCATCTGTTTCGTTGATCACGTAAGGTCGCAGTCTTGCCCGGTATGTGTCATTGAACTCGCTTAGTGCAGGATCCATTAGATCTCGGTGTTGATCCACAATATACAAAGGATCCAATGGCACAAGTTCTTGTATGAATGTTTCACAGCTAGGCCTGATGATCATACCAGGCACACGCCAGTCAGTATAACTGCGTAGACGGGTGCGCAGGATCAGATTGCTTTCTTCGTCGATTGCTAGCTTTCTATTCAGCAGGTACTCGTTGCTTTCCCAGCACATTTCATCTTGATAGAATCGTGTGCTTTCTTTGTAGTAGGCAATTTCTTGCTTTTTGATCTGTAGATCAAGATCGCTTTTGAGTCCAGAGAACACTTTGTCAAATTGATCAAACGAATCCTTTACAGCAGAGAATCGTTTTTCAATACGATGTTTGTAAAATCCAATGTCTGACTCGTTGCTAGCAACCACATGATTTATAGCAGACAGCTCGTGTTCTGCCTGACCACGTATGGCGGTAAGACTCATACTTTCGAGTTGATTACGATAGGCAATAATGCTACTGAGTTTCATTCAAATGCAAATAAACTTGTAAATGTGTTTTCTGTGTTGGTAGCACTTGCTAAAGCCCATTCCAACACACCCAGCAAGTTGTCAACCTTTTGGTCCACAACAGTTGCTTCCATTAGTCCGTCATCAAACGGTAATTCCTTAAACCAATCTGGTAGGCGTTGTTCATCAGTGGGATAGCCGATGCTGGTCCAGCCAAGTGCATTTGACTTGAGCTTGCACACAATAGTTTTCATACCATCCACAATCTGCATTGAGTAGTTGTCACCATTCATCCTACGCATTTGATTCCAGTTCATTGCGGCCCTAACATGCCCGGGCATGTTGGCTTTGCCAAGGCGAGCTTCTTCTGCCGCATACTTGGTCAAGTTATTCACACGCTTGGGCGAACCTTTTTCCCAACCTGGACGTTCCATAAACTCGTACTTGAATTCACGAATGCGTTCAATGATTGCTTCACGTGTGGCACCATGCAATGTACTATTTAGAATTTCCAACAAGAAGTCTTGAATAACCTTGGGTGTATCACTGCGCTTCAAGTCCAGCCCCATGGCCTTGGTCTTGCCTTTTTTGCCTTCTACATCCAGTCTTTTGCCTTCTAAGTCAATGATGTTTACAGCATAGCGTTTCTTTGTGATAAACAATCCGCGATCCGCGACCAGTTCACGGCCTGCCGCAATCAACGCACCCATCTCTCTTGGACAATGAAATGCCTGTTCCATAAAGCCTGGGAAGCTAGCATTAACTTGTTCAGCAATAGAGTCATATAATGCAATGGCAGTTTCCTTTGACCACTCCATGCGACCTTCTTCCACTTCCTTCTTTAGCACTGGCCAAGCAGTAAAGTAGCAGGAGTCTGTATCACCATAAATGATAGCTTCGCCTGTGTGATCATAGATGCCTGTGATGCATTCGTTAATGTGTGCATCCATGTGCCGGGCAATGGCACGACCAGTTAGCGTGGTACTCTGTCCAATCCTGTGATCAAAGAATCTGCAACCTGAATTCAAAATAGCACCATACAAACTGTTCAAATTAATTTTCTTGACCAGTTGTCGCTTGTCCCAGAATGCTTCTTCTTTTTTGTCCTTGGCTGTTTTCTTCTTGGCCTGCAGTTCTTTACGTTCTGAGTACCAACGTTCCAGCAAGCCCGGAATGATACCCTTCTTCTCATATGTAAGGATGGTACCATTTGCACTCATGATCCAGGGCTGATTGCTGTCAAACATGATGGTCCAAATCTCAGCCGCCGAGTGTGTGCTTTCTGTGCCATCTTGCCAGTCAATGGTGATCTCTGTGCCACGTTGTTGTTCCATCACAGCAGTATATTCCAAACTGCCAAACAGACCCTCCCAAGCAGCCGCAAAACTTGCGCCTTTGGCCATCTTTTCTTTGATGTAGTGGTCAGTCATGATAGGACGCAGTTGCCCCACCACAGTTTCTGGACCCATGTTCATGGCACGAATGGCCGAAGGATACAGACTGTTAATGTCAACTGATCCAATCCAATCATGCAAGCCCTTTTTAGGATAAGCTACATACGCACCTGCGGCCTGTGTGTCATCATCTGTAAGACGTTGCTTGCGATTGGGTACCACCATGCCACGTTCATGGGCTTCATTGATAATAGCTTGCTCAGTCACTGCCACAGCACCCATGGTGGTCTGGAGCAACACAGTATTGGCATGTGCCAGTTCACTTGCTAGAGCCAAGAACTGTAGTTTACGATCCAGTTTGTGTAATAGCAAGGTATCTTGTCTGTTGTATTCAATAAACTTTTTAAAGTGTTGATTGTATAGTTGATCCAGTGTGCCTTCAAACTGTGTCTTGCGTTCATTGAGTTCATATTCGCCAATGGCATCTAAACTGTAACTATGACGTTCTTCGTATGTGTACTTGCGATACAGTTGCATATAGTCCATATGCACACGACCAACCAAGTCATATGTTTGATTCTCACTGCCGAAGCGTTCGAACATGCGCATCTTAGGCAGTTGTCCCCACAAGCAGAATTTGCGTGTGTCGTCTTTGGATAGCACACGAGTGCAACGATTCACAGTATATGGAATATCGTAGCCCTCTGAGTTCCAGCCCGATAACACATCTGCATCTTCAATCAAGTCAAGGAATGTTTTGATCATGTCCTCTTCTCGTTCAAACAGTAGTGTGTTTTCAAAGTCCTTCACTAGTTCTTGTGCAGTCTCCCACGTCAGCCCCTTGGGCGGCACAGCTAGTGTAATCAATTGATCCAACCAGTTTAGGTAGACTGAGATTGCAGTGATGGGATTGAATGGATCACTCACTGGCGAGAAACCTCGCTCTTTGTCAAAGTCTACCTCAATGTCGAAAAATGCAACATTGAGTTCTGGGGCGTCTTGGTCTTTGTAGTTTTCTTCTAAACAACGAAAGATTGGGTTGATATCACTCTCATACAATTGCTTGCTGGAGTGCATTTTGACTTCCTTGCGGAACTCTTTGTTGTTGCGGGTACTGAAACGACTAACAGGTGTGCCGTAGATGCTTTGGAACTTGCCTCGGGCATCGTCATAGTAGAAGATGTAGTTGGCAGGATACTCTTGGTATTTCCTCACGCCATCTCGGCGTTCTACCACATGAATGCGATCGTGTTCACGATCATAAAGTGCGTCAATATAACTCATAGTCTCCGTTTGTGGCCGGTAAGCCGTGATTCATGCTCGTAACGTGAGCGACTCGCTGTTGAGACAGATATTTATAGAGTTTTGCCAACGGTTTCTAAAATTGTTTCTAGTGTTTCGTGGTCTTGTTTCTCTTGACCAAAGCTGGCTTTGTGTGCTAACTTGACTGCTTTTTTAAGAATAGCAGGTTTGACTTCAAGTTCTTCTGCAACAGCTTTGATGGTGTCATTGAGACCACCTTGTAATGTATCAATTTCATGCATGACTTGCATGCCCTCGTTGATAATTTGCACGAGTTTGATCTTTTGATCGCCATTGAAAGTTTTGGGTTGTGACATAAAATACTCCTTGTTTTCTATTGTATACTTGTTCTAGAGCAAAGTCAAATAATGTTTGGTTCAATATAGCCAAATAAATATTTGTATGCCAAAATTCCACGTTGAGATCAACAATGAGGTTGATTTCTACATCAATCTCTACGATACAGAACTTGCTGAACGATTCTATCAAGCCCATGCTGAGGTAAAACGAGAACATCCTGACTGGGCACAAGCCCGCCTCCAAGACTACAATCGATTCAACATCACATACTTTAAAGAACTGATTGCACAAGCACAAGCACAAAACATTGTGAATTGGTCACACTATGAAATATTGCCTGGAGCAGAAAACTATGCTGCCAATCAAGTGGTGTTTAATCACATGCATAGAGATGTAGAAGTCCGCGCTGGAATTGAGAAGTATGCTGGTCTTGAAGATGATCAGCGACTGTTGGTTGATGAACTGCATTGGTGTTTGCACAGCCTCGAATCTCCAGACGCTCCCAAGGATTACAAATTTGTACCCAGAGATGTAGTACAGATTACCTATCGTGGTGAACTGGTGCGTCCTGAAATGCCCAAGGATACTGTGTTTAAAAAACAATTGTTACCTGGAGAAATCATGCTAGATTATCCTTACGTGGGCAAGGAGCCCTTGTACTGCATCATGCACGATGATAACGACATGCTAGAACAAGCCTGTAAAATTATTGAACACATCAGTTACAGCTGGAAATTGCATTTATCACCGAGAACAGCAACACAATGGGCCGGAGGACCACGTTGGCCCAGAGATGTTGATGCCGCCCTTACCGCGTGGTATTATCAATATCAAGACAGGCTTGATCGTATGGGATACGGACTAGATCTTATTTTAGCTAGATCTGGATTTTGTCCTGTAGGAATAGTTGACGACGTGTCTAAATTAGATTACGTGCGCCGCCAGCCTGTTATCAAACTTACCAACTACGAATTAATAGAATGAAAAAAGACTTTCCTGAAATTGCTGTTGTCATGTACAACAATCTCCCTGCACGGTGCCACGAGGTTGAACAAAATCTCTGTGACTTTACCAAATTTAAAATCAATGGACAGCACAATCTCCATACCTACGAAACTAAAAACATTACTGAGATGCTGACCACTTTGTCTGCTACGCATCGATGGGCTGTGGTAATTGCTGCCGGAAACATTTTGCAAAGCCAAAAGTTAATCATGGATAGTGTAGAATATGCTAAAAAAGAAAATTCACCTCTGAGTTGTCACATACTAGATCGTGGCGGTTATTTTCACCTGCATCCGCAGTACTTTACCATTGACCTTGAAGTGTATCAATCACTTGGATTTCCTCCGTTTGAAGAAACACCCGGACCAGTTGATATCAACACTAAAATTACTGAGCGTAGTATAGACAATGTGCATGACGACTACACTCCTTGGTGGTTACACTCGGGAACTGAAACAAAAACCTATGCTAGCGATCAAGGATATTTTGGTATCAATGTTGTGGCCGCGATGATCAACGCTGGCCACAACATTGTTAACATACCTCGTGAACTTCGTCAAAGAAAAAACTACTGCTACCCTGAACATCAATTGGCAGAGATAAAAAAGTTGATTGCTGATCCGTTGTATGTGCCGGTCAACGACAATGGTCCAATTTGGTGGTTTGCACATGATCTAAGAATGATAACAGATGGATTACAGAAAGGGTACTACGTGATGAATACAGAACCTTTGTACCTAGACAACCCCAAGCTCAGTGATCAGGAATTTGATTGTTTTGTGGGAGTAGCCAGTGGTGTCAAACCTGCATGTTTGATTGGCAAGTTAAAATTTGCTGACAATTCTCGTATAGTACTTGTAGACATCAGCCCTGCGGCACTGAAGTGGCAAAAACATCTGCTGGAATCCTGGGACGGAGATTTCCGCACATTTGAAACAGTGTTTAGAGCATTTGAAAAACAAAACACTGATTTGATTCCTATCTATTTTAGAGACCAATCTTTTGAAAATCTGTTTGTTTGGTTTTTTGAAAACGTACAAATGGATTCAGTAGAATTTCAGCAATGCTGGAAACGATATCAAACCATGCAAGTAGAATTTGTGGAATTAAACCTACTAGAAACACCTAGCATGCAATATGTAGTTGATACCATTAATCAACACCAGCATGGTGCCTATGTGTGGTCAAGTAATTTGTTTCACATGGACTATTTGAGTTTTTACCGCACTGACCGTTGGGCTAGAGACAAACTACTTGAGTTTGTTGGAAAATTACGCCAGGAAACTAAGATACCAGTGGCGTCAGAGTTTCTTTGTTTTCTTGAGTTTTATAACTGTTGACCAACAACGGTGCCAACTGGTGCATGTGGCACCCACCATGCACAATCATGTGAAAGCGATCCTCATCGCTGTTGTTGTGTACGCAATGACGATAATGATTGTTAAAATAAAATGCACTGCCTGAATCTTTGAAGGGCAAGGTGCCTTGCTCGGTAACTAGCCTGCAACCTTCAGGGTTGTTCAAACTGATGTTGATTGCACCTCCCAAGAACGAATTCACGTTGTCACTGTGTGGAACAATATATCCGCCAGCTTCAAGCAACATAAATCTCACTCGAGAATAGTGATGGTACGGCAAAATTTCTTTGAGAAACTTAACAGTTACCGGACACTGATCCTGTATCTCCGTCCAGTCGTACTTGGCAGTTTTAGAGTCTAATCCATATGTTTCGGCTACATTGGTCTTAGTAGCACTGATTCCGTGTACCGCTAGACTTTTCCATCCACGATGATGTTCTTCATCAGCACGATGTTCTACAAACATGTGTCGCAATGCTTGAGCTTCTGACAACATTTCTTCAAAGGGAATAGCAAGACCCTGCAGTTCAAGCCATGGTGCATGACTGTGGTTAAAAATCCAGTTGCCTTGATACTCAGCTGAGCCTGCAGGCAACAAAGGGTACTGATATGTTTTATCAGCGTTCTCTTCAATGAAGCTTTTTATAAGTGGTGTTGACACGTTTGTTACCTTGTAATTTTTTATGTATGATTTGCACAAGATCTTGGTCTTGTATGGCGCCAACAGGATAATCATATATCACCTGTTCAGGTGCCATGCCCCATCGAGCCAGCCATTGTTTAAAACTATCACTGTTGTATACTCGTTGTCTAAAATCACTGACCTGTATCAACAGTGACCCGTTGTTGCTGTGATGTCCTGTGGTATCCCAGTCATTGGGATTGTCACCATCTAAGTAGCTTCTAATGATAGACTTACCTAGTATCTGTGGACCAAATATAACTGATGCATGTTGTGGACTATGATATTGACGATGTGCATTGTCCATCTTCCACCATCCAGGGTCATCAAATGCCGGTTCTTCACTGCAGTATATTTCATCAAAACTAAAATCTGGCTCGTAATCTATATCAGCAGGCAAATACACTTCAATGGCATGAATTGCATCATTTAAGGATTGCAAAGAATTAGTTAGAGTGGTTCTTAGTAATTTGCTCAATTCAGATGGCATGCGAGACATATCTCTAACATTTACTGTTTGCTGAGTGTGTGTAAAAAATCTATGTAAACTATTGCACCAACTGCGATTTATATCTGCTGGAGTAAATGGCATTTTGTTTGGATACTCATATCCAAACTTGGCTAATTCTTTAACTTCTTTAACACAAATTTCTAAGTGTGTTTCTATAACTTCTTGATTGTAACGTCGGGGGACTGTGTTTGATGATATAAACCCCTGTGCAGTTCTTGGTACAGATAGTACAGAGTTGGCCCAGCTTTGCACACCAGGATTATCCAGAAGATGTATTACAAGGTCAATTGGTTGATCTGGAAACTCAAATGTGATGACCATGGAGTTTTCATGCGGCATGAACTATTATAATGTCTTTGTGTTGATATCTTTCGCACTGCAACCAATTGTTACTGGCATGCATTTGTAGTCTTGGAAACATACCCACAGTGCCTAGTTTGTACTGATAGATTCCGTCAAGTTCCATATAGTCTGTAAACATAGGATCTCCTTGATAACAATGCCCAAGATGATGCTCTTTGCTTAGATTGTTTTGTTGTTGGTATGTGTCATGATGATCTTTGAAATATACCACTTCGCGATTGACATCTTCCCAAGATCGATATTGCTTTTTCCACACAATAGTTTTGAATTCAGGATCATCCATCATGGGAATAATCAAACTAAAACAAGTTTCAGGATCAGGTTCGGTTATTATAGGATCTACGTGCAAGTGATGTGGCATCATCTGACGCTGATATGCAATATACAGTCCAGCTTTAGGTGGCAGACGCCTACGTACAATTTTTTCAACCAACTGGTACGCAGGATCTCGCCCATCAAGCACTACTCTTCGATCTAGAACACCGTTGTTACTACGTCCAAATCTACGTTCTAAATGCTCGGGGTTCATGGTAAGATCTTGACCTTCGGACTCGATCCTTTTTGCCATGTCATTTTGCAACCAGGCAAGTTCTTCTGGAGCAACAATATCCAAACTTTCTACTTTTGTCATAGCAGTATATAGCTCACTTTTGGGTTCACGGTAGCGAATCGTTACATCAAGGCAGCAGCCGCCTCACACTATCGGTAACAAGTTACCGGTCCTAAGGTGTGTTAGAGTTATTCAAATAATGGAACAGCGTTGGCGTAGGCCACCCACTCTTCAAATATAGCATTAGCGGCATCATTTGCGTCTGATGGATGTGCTGATGGATTTGCTTCTTGCCAGATTTTGTGCTTTGCAGCCGCTACCCACCATGCCGCCTGCCGCTCTGTATTGTCATTAATCCAGTCATCAAATCCAAGTTTGTCGTCATCATGTGTGGATACGTTTCCATTTGCGCTTCGATATATTGCCATAATATCTTCCTTATCTAGCTAGTTGTTGGCTGTGTGTTCTTCTGCGCAATGCGCCAATTCTAGTGACTTCGTTAAGCAAGCGACTGCGCTGTGCATCAGCTGACTCACTGAGTTGTCCAGAAAACTGACGGTTGATGTATTTTTTAATAAACGCAACGTCATCCTTGGTCTGCACAGTTTCTAGCATTTTTTTCACCTGCTTGATTGTTTCAGCAACAGGTTGTGCCTTGGCTGCGGCAGCAATACGTGCCTGCAACTTTGCTTGTTCATCTGGAGTTGCGCCACCTGATGTGACTTTAGGTGTCTTTGGTGTGGTAGGAGCCGCAGGTGCGCCAGGCGCTTTAAATGTAGTGGTAGTCTTGCCATATCCAGTAGGACCGCCACCAAAGTTAGCAGTCTTTGCAGGAGCTTTTGTAGCTGTCTTAGCATACTTTTCCATGCCAGGCATTTGCATTACATTGGTAGCATTAAACGACGCTGTGTTATTTGGTTGTGTAACCTTACCTGGAGTAGGACCGGGTGCCGGCGGCAATCCAGCAGTTGGGCCGCCAGTAAGTGCAGGTTGTTGTGCTCCGCCCGCTGCCGAGATTTGTGCGGGTGTTGCTCCTGAACCATACATTCGTGCCAGTTTTTCTTTTTCGTACGGCTTACCAGTGTCTGGATCAATAGCATTGATTTCACCAGTCTGAATACCAGCACCACGTTGCGGTGCAGGCGTACCATTGGGAACTGTTGCTGGTGCTGTGTAAGGAATACCCATCTTGCTGTATACATCAGTGATAACACCTTGTGGTACACCTTGCTTGGCCAAGAAATCCGCAAGGTAATCTGAATCAGTTTGGTGCCCTTGTTGTTCCCACTCTGTTTTTAGTTTAGCGGCTGTGATCTTGCGTGTGAAGTTCTGTGCTTGTTTGCTGAGATAGCCGCCAACTTTGCCAGCAGTTTTGTCCAGCCAGTTAAGACCCTTGCCAATCATTCCAGGCTTTACTGCTCCGGCTTGTGGTGCATCGGGCATGTCTTGACGAGGCACAGCAGGTATATTTGTACGATTAGGACCCATTGCGTCAAGTTCTTTTAACAACGAACGACGATGACGATCAACGTTTTCGATCACGGTCAACACACCCTTGTGTGTCAAGTGTATGTTGCGAGCAGGTGCACGGCCCGTGCTTTCGTTTAGAGCCCAGGCCATCACGGTGAGTTTCTGATCAATCAACTGCTCGGCTGGCAGCTTGAGCAACCGTACAGCAGGTAACCAACTTTCCTGTACCGGGTTTGAAAATTCTTGTGGGTTAAAATTCTTAATGTAGGCTTTGCCGTTAACTATGTAGGCAGTAACATCCTGTCCAGCATAGTTAACTGGAACTGTTTCAAGACCGGGACCAAGTCTTGGCTGAATACCACCCGATGGGAAAGCATAAGCCTGTACTTCTCTTCCGTCTGGCAGAGTCAATGTACCACTGTTTCCGCCATCGGGAAAAGACAATAAAGGTCCTGAAGGTGTCGTGGGCACTGCGGCGTCTACAGCGGCACCTCCGCCCAACGGTTCTGGGCTCATACCTGCTGTTTGGCCACCACCGCCTGCGCCTGGCGCCTTGTCTCCATACATGCCGCCCTTGTAGTCTGCCCACAAACTACCTTGTCCTGGAGTACCCGCAGCAGGTAAATTAATTTCTTGTCCTTGCTGCAATGCTTTGGAAAAATCAATATCTGGATTTGCCGCACGAATTAATTCAGGTGTGGTACCTTGAGCCTGGGCAATAAAGCCCAGTTGGTCTCCCTTGACTATGGTGTATGTTCCGCCTCCTGCACCAGGTACAGGTGGAGTATTACTAGGATCATTATAGAAATCTGGATCGCCTGCTGGTAGCGGAGTGTCATTATAGAAATCTGGATCGCCTTGTGGTAAAGGAGTGTCATTGTAAAAATCTGGATCGCCTTGTGGACCACTTGGTGTAGACAACAGGTCCTGAATTTCTTGTGCGCCAAGACCCATGAGTGCGGCGCCTATGCCCTTGCCAATGATACTGGATAGTTTTTCGCCTTTGATGGCAGCATCGATAGCAGCGGTAACACCAGCAATAACAGGCAACCCTGCACCGCCTGTGGCTAGGCCAGCCAAGGCAATCAGTGCTGTCTTAACAAACAACTGTGTCTTGGGATATTCTTTGGCCAGCAGTCGATACTTCTTGATTGAATCCATGACCTTGCTGTTGGGCCCAAGTTTATCACGCAACGCACCAGTAGCATCATTATAGGCAGCATCAACTCCAGCAACAGGAGTAGACTTAGTGATAGAACTTAAAACACTGTTTATGGCATCCTTGGTAGAATTATATGCACCTGATACAGCATCTTTACTTCGGCCCAACGCTGTACGATTTTGTCCAGAGGCATTGGCACCTGCTTCGATGGCCGCAAACAAGTCAAGAATTTCTTTCTCACTCATCTTGCGTTCAGCCAGCATGCGACTTAGATTATGGAACTTGCGATAAGTTACATCTTCTTTTAGCAATTTGTTGTGACGGCTCTCACTAAAAAACTGTCGGGTGTTACCAACTACAGTGTAGGTTGTGAATAATTGATCTACTATCATTTCAACGTTCTTCCAAATAATCTTGATTGCCTTGGGGCCGGCGGTTACGCTTCTGGAATATCTTTACTGCCATGTCGGCATCATTGACATTGCGGAAACGTGTGGGCAACTTACGCTCGCCTTGGCGAATTTCAAACCCTCTTTCTTCATCCCCGTAACACTCTAACATACTGCCATCTTCCATGGGGTAAGTTTTTACAGGTGCTTCAGCCATTACAGGTTCTTGTACCGGTGCTTGTGCGGGCACAATATCTAAATCTTGTTGTGTGGGATCTTCTTCTATTTCTTCATTTTCAGGATCTGGGTCGTTGGCAATGTCCAACTCGTCCTTGGCCTTGCGAACCAAGTGGCCATCAATTTTATTGTCGTCTTCCAGTCGCTCAAGATAATCCACAAAGGTACGTTTGACTTTGCTCAACATGTCTTCTTCAACTTCTTGCATGGCTTCTTCCAGCGGGCTCTTGGTAGGCTCGACTGAGTCACCAACCAGTTTGCCATCCATAGGATGCTTTTGGTAAGGCTTTTTGGTTAGTGTCGGTGAAATGTCCTTGGGTTTGAACAGCGCAGGCAACTGGTCCACAGACTTCTGCTGTTTGTTTAATCCGTGCTTGACATTGACAGGAGTAAGTTTACCTTCCTCTACTGTGGCCAAGCGATCCAGTATCGATCTAATGTCTGCTGATGAACTCATGCTCGTTGCTCTTTCAAATAACTTCTCAACATCCAACCATGTTTCTGGTGGGCATCAATTCGTTCTGCAATGAAGTTAGCAATGCCTTGCTGGTTTTCATTGGTTGCTACTTGGAAAGTTTCGTTGAGAAGATCCAGCATCTGACCATTGTTGGCCAAGAGTTCTTCTAGCATGAGTCTAGCACGTGGGATCTTTGTTTGTCCCTGAATCTTTGTCAGTTCTATAAAGCGTTCAAATGAGCCAGGGGCATAGTCGCCCAGAGCACGAATGTATTCAGCAGTAGGGTCAGTAGCACCATACACATCGTCGTGGATCGCGTCAAAGAAAGCATGTAGTTGACCAAAGTCTGGTCCTTCTACGTTCCAGTGAAACTGTTTGGCTTTTAGAGCAAAAGCCTCTTCAGTTGCCAGGAGAATTTTTAAAGCGTCCGCTAACATTCTTGTTCCTTTTGTATTCTTTAGGGGTGTTGGGGGTTGGATCAGCACCTGTTACATATTTACCTGCTAACAAAGATC